GACACCCTTTAGAGCCTTATCAAGACCAGTAGTGTCGCCGCCGATCTCGACAGTTATTCCCTTGATTCTGCTTGCCACTGGCCTTCACCTCCTTAGAACTTATCGAAATCTTCCTGCGAGGCCACCCTCGCATATTTCACGCCATCGTTTGTTTTTTCTGTCCAGATATCGAGTACCAGACCTACGGTAAGAAGATCGAGGTCTGATACCGATATCCCTATTTCTATGCATCGCAGAAGGAACAGTGGCGTGGTCATTTCGCGCTCACTTCTGCTAATCCTTTTTTTGATTCAATGTCCGTCAGCATGTTCGTGCCCCAGAGCTCGAGAATTTCCGGGAGCACCTGGTAGATACTAAACATCTCAAACTGATCCAGCCACTCGTCGATCGTTTTTGGAATCGTGGGATCTGCATGGAAGGCCATGATGTAGGCGACGTTCTCGAATATCTCAAGATCGTCGATCTGCATGTCCTCATCTTTTCCGGTCTTCTTGCTATATGCTTTTTCCAGCTTGGCCAGATCCTTAAAGATGTCACGTTTGAACTTGATACGATATAGTCTCGGTACCGTAGCAGATGAACGGAATGTCACCTGCTGGCCACCGACATCAATTACTTTTTCAATCATGTCCTACTCCTCCCTTTACACTGCAGGCGAGCCAGCAGAAACATAAACCGACTGGTACCAGTTCTGGTATGTGGTCTGATCTACCTCATCCCCAGTACGTGCTTTTACAAGTCCATCTGCCCTCGGATCTGCTGTGATCGTCAATTTCTCTGTGCCCGGCTCGATCGTATCTTCCTTTGTCTCGGACTCAATCGACGGACGGGAAGCGGTGCATTTATACATCACGTGTCTGATCGCATTGACGTCGCCGTCAAACTCGAAGAGCAGCGCAAACTTGGTGCTCTCTGCATTGTTGCTCTTTTCGATCAGCACGCCCTTGCTATCCAGTTCTTCCTGCAGGATTTCTGTTCTGAACCATTCCGGGATGAGTGCAATCTCAAGATCGCCGGAATATCCATTGTTGGTTACCGATCTGAAATAGACGATTCCATCTGCATAAAACGGACTGGACTCGCCTTCTGCATCCAGCGCAATGGAAACCGCGCCCGGGATCGCTTTTGGTGTCCCGTAGCTGTATACGGTTGCCCCGTTTTCTACCGTCTCCGTGAGAACGGCAGCATGGACATTCTTTAAGTTGTATTTGACTTTATTTCCCATGACTAAACCTCCATTTCATAGAGAACTTCATATAGGTTTTCTTCTTCGATGTAACTTTCTGTTTTGTCATAAAAAATTCCGGCTGCATCGAGCACGTTTTCTACAAGTGCCTCCGCATCCGGATCTTTTATGTCGGTATATAACTCTATGTCGAGCAGGTTCACTTTGAAGTAGACGCCTCCGTCCGCTCCGAAGTTGTGACTGCCCGGCGAGAGATATATAAGAAACGGTGGATCGGGTGACTCCCCTTCCGCAAAATGATGATACGCAAAAGGAAGCCCGGTATCCGTAAGCATCGCTACGATTTCTTCAAATGTCATATGCTTAGCCTCCTTCTGATTTCAGCTTCGATCTCCTTGATGGCATAGCTTTCTGCAGGAGCGATATGTGCTTTGCCTTCCACTCTGCCGCCACCACGCTTTGCATGTCCTTTTTCCAGAAGATGCGTAAGTCCCGGTTTCTTCCGGTTATGTATCACAACAGAGTGCTTACCTCGGTAGTTTGTCTCGCGTTTTACCGACCACCCTTTGCTGTATCCGCCATGTCTTCTCGGGGATGATGCCTGTATCATTTTCTTTGCGGTTTTCGATACGGTCTGCACAGAGCTTTCCACATCTCGGTCAGCCGTATCCTTATACTCTTCCAGCATTTTCATGATTTCATCGGATAGCTGCTCCGGCTTTACCTTCTTGCTCATGACCGATCACCTCTTGGCACTTTCTCCGCTATGATCTGAAACTTCTCATGCCGAAACTGGACATCGTCGATGCTCGTGATGTTATAGCTTTCCCCGGCAAAGCGAATCCTGTATTCCTTGGAGTTAAGATCAGCGATCTTACTGCACCAGCGGATGATAAACGTGATGCTTCCCTCTGCTATCGTTTCAGGACTCACCCCATACTCATTTCCGGACGCGAGATTTGCATAGCAAAAGCAGCTATGAAAGTCCGTCCAAGCTGAAGTGTGGTTTCCGATCTTATCGATCACCGTTTCATGTTTTTGTATGACAAGCCGCCTCCGCATTGATCCGATATCCATCTAAAACACCTGCCTTCGAATGCCAAAAAGAAGCGACCGAAGCATCATAATCAGATCATGATAATCGGCCTGCTCCCTGTGCTCATACATATAGGCAATGGCATAGAGGATTGCCACCCTGGTTGTCGCGCTTTGCTCAGCAAGCTCCTCAGAAGATAGCCTTGCCACATCCTTGCATAAAGCCTCGGCAGAGCCGATCAGATTTGTTACAAGGCTATCCTCGTCGTCGGAATCAATACGAAGGTACAGCTTTGCTTCATCAAGTGTGACAATCATCGCTGCACCCCTTTCTTATAATCAGGAACCAGAACTTGTAGAGCCTTTGATCTTCAGAGTCTTTACTGCTTCAGGCAGGATCAGCTTGCCATCCACCCTCTGGGATGCAAGGAACCCGATCTGACCATTTGCAGCATAGAGCTCATTCAGACGCTTGAAGGATCTGCCCTGACGATCTGCGATCCAGTAGTAGGAGAAATCACCAAAGGCGATAACTTTGTTTCCTGCCTTAAGCTCCGGTGCAAAGGTAGTCGTATAGTACGGACGATTCAGGATCGTATCCGGCTGACCGACCTGCAGCGAAGGCTGCCAGATATAGTTCTGGTTTCCATCTTTGAGTTTTCTCAGAGCCTTAACAGTGCTGTCGTTCAGAATCCATACGGCCTTGCTGCGGTACGGAGATCTGAGGCTATGATAAAGATCCATGATATCGTCGAAAGTAATATTCACAGAATTAGCAGTCACGCCATCCTCGGCGTCCACAAGAACACCTGTCGGCTTGCTGGTTCCATCACCGATAAAGAAAGCCTCTTCTTCCTTGGTACCGATTCTTCTTGCAAACTCTCTGGCGATATAGCCTTCCAGATCGAACACAGAATCGTTCAGGAGCTCCTCGGAGATCTTGATTGCAGTACCCAGCTTATATGCACTGATGGATTTGATACCGAAGGTCTCGTCGCTTTCCGGATAGAGGCCGTTCTCATCCATCCATGCTGCCTCGCCATGTCCTGTGACAACCGGAATCTTACGATCGCCAGAGGATGTCTTGATAACCGTGGCCAGCCCTCTGAAGAAGTTCTCTTCCTGCAGGGCATCGATGAGCTTTCTTTCAAACTCGTCCGGCACCAGATATCCGCCCTCGGAATCGGTACCGATGGTCAGCGTATTCTTAAGCTCATAAGGATTGCCCTTATCACGGATCACGTTCCAGAACGCCTCGCGGTATTCATCGGATGCACGCCCGGTTTTCTTTTCCGGCATCCTGCCGCCCTCGCCCGGCTGATTCATAATCGGCATGGAAGTCGGCCTTGCAAGTTCTGCGTCGATTGCTGCCTGTCTCTCCAGACGATCGATCTCTTTTCCCAGCGCGACAACGTCGGCTTCCATCTTGTCATAGGTGGCGGTATCTTCTGCGGAAAGCAGGCCGTCGTCTTTTCTTTTGCTATCGAGGAAGTTCTTAGCTGCTTCCCATGCCTTTGCTCTTTTTTCTCTCAGTTCTAAAATCTTATTCATGATTTTCCTCCTTTAGTGTGCGATCAAGCTGAGTCTCTTCTCAAGCTGATCAATTGGTGTACCAGTTTTCTTCTTTTCCGGGACGAGTTTAGAAAGCAGTGAATTGGTAACCGCTGCTCTTGAGAACATCACAGCTTCCGGCTGCTTTTCTTCTCCCTCCGAAAACAGAATCGTATCTGCAAAGCCGAGCTCTACCGCCTTCGATGCGTTAAACCACGACTCTGCGTCCATAAGATTTGAGAGTCTCGTCCGGGATAACCCGGTCTTGATCTCATAGGCGTTCATGATGGATTCCTTCACCTCATCGAGCATGGCAACGGCTCTCTTCATTTCTGCCGAGTCACCAATTGCTACGGTCATCGGATTGTGAATCATCATCATGGCAACAGGTGACATCTGAACCTCTGTCCCGGCCATCGCAACAACAGAAGCTGCCGATGCTGCAAGGGAATCGATCTTCACCGTCACTCCACCCGGGTAGTCCATCAGCATGTTGTAAATCTGGGCAGCAGCAAAAACATCACCGCCCGGACTGTTAATCCAAACCGTGATGTCTCCCTTACATTTATCCAAATCTGCTTTGAACATCTTAGGTGTCACCTCATCTCCAAACCATGTCTCGTCGGAGATTTCACCGCTTAAGACCAGAATGTCAGGTTCACCTTCATTTCTGATCCAGTTCCAGAATTTTCGTTTCACTTTTGATTCCTCCTTTATCCTCTGGCTCCTTCGCAGACCCGTTAGCAAAGAGGCCTGCATCCTTTAACTTCGTCATATTTCCGTTGATCAGGTAGAGGTTGCCGCCTTCCTCCTCCGGGATCGGATTCAGGTCTTCCATTTCCCTGATATCATTGGCAGAAAGCCACCCGTTTTGCCTTGCTGTAGCGTATCCGTTCATCCTGCTCTGGTAGTCACCTCTGAGCATTCCGTCGACATTCAGCTTTATGAAGTAGTCCTGCTTTTCTGCCGGAAGAAGGAGTGACTTAGTCATTGCCTGCTCCCAGCGAACTACCCACGGCTGCAATGTGTATTTCACAAATTCCAATGACTGCTGCTCAATGTTGGAGAATGTCGAATGCTCCAAATCTCCGATCAGATGAAGCGGTACCCGGTAGAGCCTTGCGATCTCACTGATCTGAAACTTCCTTGTCTCCAGAAACTGTGCTTCTTCCGGAGGAATCCCGATCTGTTGATACTTCATGCCTTCTTCGAGCACAGCAACCTTTCCGGCATTCTTGGAGCCGCCATAGGCAGCCTGCCAACTATCACGGACTTTTCCCGGATCTTTTAGAACACCAGGATGCTCAAGCACCCCTCCCGGATGTGCTCCATTTGCAAAGAAGCTCGCGCCATACTCCTCACAGGCGATTGACATACCGACCGCATTCTTTGCCATTGCGATTGGACTCATGCCTACTAATCCGTCGTACGCAAGACCCGGAATGTGAAGTACGTCCTCCTTTGACAATGTCACGGTTCCGTACTTATCGAAGTTCGGATTCTCATCGGTTGATCTGGTGTAGGTGTAATAAAGCTCACCCCTTGCATCTCGCCAGACTTCCATCTTGTTTGGAAGAAGCGGATACAAGGCTACAACCCTTCCGGCTCCGTCACGGATGATCTGTGCATAGGCGTTACCGTACAAGAGGAGATGGCTCATTAAAGTCTCCCGGAACACATAACTTGTCATTTCGCTGTTCGGTTCATCATGAAGAATGTGATAGAGAGGATGCCTTGGCACTCGCTCTTTCCCACCATCTTCTCGGTACCGATACACATGAAGCGGAAGACTCGCAAGTGCCTCCGAAAGAACCCTCACGCATGAGTACACTGCCGTTGTCTGCATCGCCGTATACTCGTTCACGGTTTTACCACTTGTGGTATTGCCAAAGAAAAAGCTATAGGTGCTTCCCTGCACATAGTTCTCAGGCTTGTCTCTTGATTTAAAGAGTCCACTAAAGATCCCCATAATAAATCCCTCCTAAAATGAAATAATGCCCCTCTCGTCGTAGACGCTTGCTGTGCTTCCGGCATTTCGGATGCAGCGATCAAGCCCCATGATGAGAGCGACAATACCGTCGATTTTCTCTGTTGATTTTTCCTTATCCGGTTTGATGTTCCCTGCAGGATCTTGCCGCATAACGACGTTTCCTGCCATCCAGCGGAGAACCGGATTGCCTCCGTGAATGATGCTCCCTTCCATCAGGAGCTTATATAACTCTTTCGAAGGAGGGCTCATATCTTTGAAGCCCTGTCCGAATGGAACCATAGTAAATCCTTCATCCATGAGGTGCTGGACAGTGGCTGTTGCGTTCCATCTGTCGTATGCAATCTCGAGAATGTGGTATTTCTTTCCGAGTTCTTCAATGAAAGCCTCCAGAAAACCGTAGTCAACGACATTTCCCGGAGTCGTCATGATGTATCCTTGCCGCTTCCAGACGTCATACAAAACATGGTCACGCCTGCAACGTAATTCCAGCGTATCTTCTGGAAGCCAGAAGAACGGAAGAACGATATATTTCTCCTGCGCATCCCTTGGTGGAAATACCAAGGCAAGAGCCGTGATGTCCGATGTACTTGATAGGTCGAGACCAGCATAGCAATCTCTGCCTATAAGCTGGTCAAAATCAATGTCCTCATTTCCACGGTTATAGATATGATCTGGTATCCAAGCCACAGCAGAATTAGTCCAAATATTAAGCCTGAGCTGTTTGAACACGTTCTCCTCTGCCGGATTATCCAGCGCATCCTTATATGCCTCCCTCACTCGGTCGATTCCGATTGTGTGACCGAGGGACGGATTTGCTTTGTACCAGTTCGCCTCATCGTTCCAGTCCTCATCTTCTGTAAGCCCGTAAACGACCGGATAGAAAGTCGGATCATGTTTCTTCCCGGCCTTTATATCCATTGCCTTACTATGAAGCTCGTAGCAGATACTGTTCCTGTCGGTTCCGGCTGTCGTGATAATAAAGAAAAGCGGCTGTTCTCTGGCATCGCCGGAACCCTTGGTTAGAACGTCATATAGCTTCCGATTCGGCTGCGCATGGATCTCATCAAAGACAAGTCCGCTTACATTAAGGCCATGCTTAGTTCCGGTCTCTGCGGACAGCACCTGGTAGAATCCGGCGTTCCTATAATTGACGATTCTCTTTCCGGCTGCCATGATCTTCGACCGCTTCCGTAGTGCCGGGCTCATCTCAACCATCTGCCGAGCAACATCAAAAACAATCGATGCCTGCGAGCGATCGCATGCAGCGCCATAAACCTCTGCGCTGGCCTCCCCATCTGCATAGAGAAGGTAAAGCGCGACAGCGGCTGCAAGCTCACTCTTTCCCTGCTTCTTTGGTATCTCGACATATGCTGTTAGAAACTGCCTCTTCCCGTCTGCCCGGACGATACCGAAGATATCCCGAACGATCTGTTCCTGCCAAGGTAGAAGTATAAAAGGCTTTCCTGCCCACCTCCCTTTGGTATGACATAGGTTTTGAATGAAACGCACCGCCCGGTCTGCCTTTGCCTCATCGTAATGTGATGTCGGGAGCATGAAGGAAGACGGTGTGTATTCAAATCCCATACTTAGTCACCTCCAAGAAGTAGCTCCATATCATCTTCCGGATCAGTAGACGCACCGTCCCCTGCGATCCTTGACCTTGCAGAAGGTGTCAGGCCAAACTGCTCGCAGAATTTCAGTACAATCTTTAAGTTCGATTGTGCAATCGTAACCTGTGGCACCTGCTGCAGATACCCGTTCGGTGTCCGGACAATGCTCCCATGCTGTGTAAGAAACTCCTCCGCTTCCTTCCATCTCGCAAATGCCTGACAGTATCCAGCAAAGGCTGCCATATCCATATCGGTAAGAAGCCCCATCTGCTCTAAGATCTTACCCATTCGCTTCCACTCCTTCTTAGCTTCATCCTCAAGCCATGATGGGCAGCGTGGTGCTTTCTTAGCAGGCTTCGGTTCGTTATTGTTTAAGGCACGCTTGCCGGGATTGCCTTCCAGCATCTTGATTGCGGTCGGCGTCGGCTTTCTGCCCCTCGTAGCCATGATAATCATCTCCTTTGTCACATTAAAAAAAGACCCTTCAGGTCTCATCTATCTGTACGAGAGAAAGCCCCGTCCGGGCTCCTCTGCTATCTTTCAATTGTTGCTTTCTTTATGCGTTCTGCATCGCCCAAGCGATCGCATGTCCGTCATCTTCAAACTCTACTTCGCTTACCTCTGCAAGCCCGATCGTGCCTTCGCAGCTCAGGTCATCGTCCAAATGCTCGTAAACTGCTCCGAAGTAGCAAGGCTTGTTCTGGCCGTTGTAATAGTATCCGGCAATCAGCACCTTGTCGCCGTAGGTCAGGAGCTTGCTCCATCTGCATTCGAGGTCTTCCGGCGTTGTCGGGTTTGGCAGCCTGTAGGTTTTCATTGCTTCGGTGATCGTCATCTCTACATCCTCCTTCTTAAAACTCGTAAGGCGGCTTCATTCCAAGCTGCTTGCTGTAGCTGTTAATGGTTGCCTTGAGAAATGTAATTCTCTTAGGATCCTTCGCCTCTGCCAGTCTCTTCTCAAGGTCTTTAATGTTTTTCTTTGTGATCTTCTTCATTTTTTGGTTCCTCCGTGCTATGCGCTTTCCCTTTCGGTATGTGTATATTCGCTCTACCCAGAGGATATAGCAAGTTATATTTTCGATATTTCAAAGACTTTATATCGATACAATATGTACGAGAAAAAGAGCTTATTTCACTCTTTCTCCCCGGTTCTTACGCGAGCCTTTTCGCTGTCTTTTCTGCCAGCCTTGTTGCCTTCTCGACCAGCTTCTGGATTTCCTTCAGCGTCTCGATATCCGAAGCCGCTGCCTTGTCTGGATCGTAATGGATGCTTTCGATCGCTTCATCCAAATCCGTCATCCTTGCTCCGATCATCTCGGTAAGTTCCATCGCTTTGTATCCGTAGTCTTTCATGCTCTGCCTCCTTAGCCTCTTCTCTGAACTTCGACCAGCCACTCTGCTTCAGGGTGCCTCTCCCCGGTTCCCTTTTCTTCGATCAGGCTATCCTCTGCGATGTAGCAAAGGTGCTTTCCGACCTTGATGAATCTTACATCTTCGTAGCCTGCGATCTCAGTTTTGTAAACCGTTGCTCTGCGGCTTTCCCCGTCATAGCTTTTCCCGTCCCAGCCGTTAAAGGTGAAGGTGACCTTCTCTTTGGTGGCTTTGAAGTTTTCTTCAAAATCCTCTCTGGTAATGGCTGTGTTGTACTCTTTCAGTTCGAAGTGGTTTCTGAGTGTGTATGCGTTCATCGTGCTCCTCCTTTGTATGTAGGTTCTCTTTTGGTATGTATATATATCACTCTGAACGCCTGATATAGCAAGTTATTTCTGCTCTATTTTCGAGTATTTATTTCGATACTATCTGTACGAGCAAAAGAGCCTGTTGGCTCTCTGCCCGGGTGTCTTTTAGCAAACCGTGAAGTGAATCCCGAGGATCGTTTCTTCCCTGTCTTCTCCGAAGCGTCTCTCCATCCTCTTGATCGTGCAAAGCCCGTCCATCCTGCAGCCTTCTGACTCAAAGGCATGAATGTTTTCCATGACCGCTGTGCTCTGGTTGGTGTAGATGAAGGTTTTAATCCCGGCAGCCTTGAGGCAGTCTACGAAATCTGCAACCTCCCTGTCCCAAAGGAAATCGTCAAGTTCAAGCTCCTCGTTTTCAAGTTCGAGGCTGCGGCTCCACGCTCTGTAGGCTTTGCAGGCTCCGGCTGCGATCGGGTAGCTCATCTGATTCTTTTCTTCATACCAGGCCTTGAGCTCATCGCTTTCCCAGCCGTAGGTGTCGAGGATCTCCTGCTTTTTGTCCTCGAGGGCTCTTTTCTTCTCGTCGTAGTCTCTTCCGATCTTCATCAGCTTGTCGAAATGTGCGTTTGTCTTGTTCAGCATTTTTTCTTCCTCCTTGCTATGTATGTGCTCTTTGGGTATGTACATATATCACTCTAAAGGGCTTATATAGCAAGTTATATTTCGCTGTATTCCAAGTATTTATTCCGAGACTTTCTCATCTGAAAGCTGATGAATTGCTTCGATCACGCCTTCCTGATCTGCTTCATCCATCCCGAAGTCTGCGAGGGCTTCTCTGGTTCCGCAGTCAGAACATATCTCCGTTTTGTTATCCCTCCTCGAAAGTGCCGGATAGCCCGTCAGCGGCTTTCCGCATTCCGGACAGACCCGGCGAACGATGTCCTCACCAAAGGCTGCGGAGAGGCCAGATCCGTTATCCCAGTTCACCATGATGCTTCCAATATCATCTACGCCTCTTACGGTGCCAAGTGTCCCGATCGGAGGTGCCTGCGGATCGTCCATCTTCAGGAGTTCAACCCGAGAGCCAACCGGATATTTCTTTCGAAGGTTTTCTACGATCTCTCTTGAAGGGAATCTCATGCCTGCTCCCTCCCTTCCTTAGCCAGCCTTCTCTTTTCTTTCATATTGGCTTTGAACTTCTCGGCGTCCTCATCCGTTCGGAACGCAGTATGGCCTTTCAGGTTCTTGAGAAGCTGTTTTCTCGTTTCTTTGTGGTCTGCCCCATCAAAACCGAGGGAAACAAGCCAGACTCTGAAGTAATATTTTTCATTTTCCGGGGTGTGTTCCTGTGCTCTGATCCGCTTGGACTCCTTTACTTTTTTAAGCATCGCCGTTGCAAGCTCGGTGTAGGCAGTGTTTTCTTCCGGTTCCTGCCCCATCGGGAAGGTAAAAATGACCGCATCTTCTGTAATGCCAAGGCCTGCAATCCCACCTGCAGCCTGAATCAGCTCGATTACTTTCTCTTTTGAATCGGTAGGATTGTCCTTCAAAACCTCCGTAACAGCCGCGCTTACGGCAAAATAATCGCCGCCTGCAGCCTTATTTAAAAGGTACTGGCGGCTATAAAGCATGTTTACAAGGTTTCGTATGCCCTGCGCTGTCAGATCCTCTGCCGGAATCTTCACGTTCAGTTCCATTGGCACCTCCTCGGCATAGCCCTGCTCAACAAGAAATGCCCGAAGCTCTGCCTCACCTTCATCCTTTTCGGATGTTATGCTTCCGTCCCGGTTCACTACAAGGTGGCCGATCAGGTATGCAAAGCTCGGTGCTCCTGCATACTGCATTTCTACTCCGGCAAACTCCGCGATGGCTTTTGCCATTTCTTTTCTGTTCTCCGCTATCGTCTCAATTCGCATCTTCTTACCTCCTTTGTGATCATAGGTTTTTGGTAGTCTATACATCACTCTGAAGGCCAGATAAGTCAAGCGAATAGTGCATATTTTAGACAGATTCTTCTATCTCAGATACCGGGATTTTCTTCCCATCCCTGATAACAAAAACATCGTCTTTTCCGGTCGCTTCCATGTACCTCCAGACGATGACATCTACAAACTTTTCATCAAGCTCAATCCCGTAGCAGATCCTTCCGGTTTCCTCCGCCGCAATCAGCGTCGAGCCTGATCCAAGGAACGGATCGAGGACGATGCAGTTGCTCATGGAGGAATTCTTGATTGGATATGCCATAAGCGCAACAGGCTTCATGGTCGGATGCTCACGGGAGGCTTTCGGTCTGTTATATTCCCAGACAGTTGTCTGCTTACGGTCGGAGTACCACTGATGCTTACCACCGATCTTCCACCCGAATAAACACGGTTCATGAATCCATTGGTATGGACTTCTTCCAAGAACCAGCGCATTCTTCTTCCAAATGCAGCAGCCGGACAGATAAAAGCCTGCGTCGGTAAATGCCCTACGCACCGTCAGCCCCTGCGTATCTGCATGGAACAGATAGATCGACGCATCGGCTTCCATGTTCTGCTCCATATTTACAAGAGATGCGAACAGGAACTTATAGAAATCTTCATCTGCCATGTTGTCATTTTTGATCTTCCCGGCAGTCTCCTCAACGTCCACGTTGTACGGAGGATCGGTAAGACAGAGGTTTGCTTTCTTTCCATCCATCAAAACTTTGAATGTCTCTGGAAGCGTGGAGTCACCACAAACAACCCTATGCTCTCCAAGAAGCCATATATCACCGAGCTTCGACTTTGTAGGCTTTTTCAGTTCTTCGTCTACATCAAAGTCGTCCTCCTTAATTTCCTTGTTATGTACCTTGGAAAAAAGCTGCTCGATCTCCGGAGGCTCAAAACCCGTCAGATCAGTATTAAAATTCTCCTTCTGCAGGTCGACCAGGAGGTCTGCCAGAAGCTGTTCATCCCATGCGCCTGTGATTTTATTGAGCGCAACGTTTAAAGCCTTCACCTTTGCCGGATCTTCGATATGCACCATGACACACTGCACGGTATCATAGCCGAGATCTTTCAAAACGGTCAGTCTCTGGTGGCCGCCGATCACTGTCATATCGAAATTGACAATAATAGGTTCCACGTAACCAAATTCCAGAATTGAATTCTTGATCTTTTCGTACTCTTTATCTCCGGCTTTCAGCTTCTTTCGCGGATTATATGTGGCTGGCTTTAGATCGTTTATGGCCAGCTCCTTCCATTCCATTGCTTTATTCATTCCTATCCTCGCTTTCCTTTGGACTGATATATGGTTCACGGCCTTCCTCTTCCCGGAAGAACCGATCTCTTACGTAACAATCGTGGGAGCAGTATCTTCGATCCTTGTTCCCGTATGCCTTAAATGTCCTGCCGCAGTACGCGCAGGTCTTTTCGTAGTAAGCGGTTTCTTTTCTGTTGATCCTTTCCGGATGCGCCTTCCACCATTCCCGTCTGCATTTTTCTGAGCAGAACTTCCGTCTCCTTCCGGTGTACGGCTGCTCCAATTCCTTACCGCACCAAAGGCATGCCCTTCCAAGCTGGATCTGTTCCCGGATGTTCATTGCGAGAACATTGGCGTAGCCATCCAGCCCGTGCCCTTTGCAGTAGTTACGTACAATGTCACGGGATAAGCCAACTTGAGAGGCAATGCTGCGGTATCCCTCGCCTTTGATTCTTAGCTCTCGAATCATGTCGGCCTGATCCTGCGTCATGTCCTCACCTTCTTTCGCTATGTGGTTGCATTAAAAAAGGCCGGAAATAATGCGTTTTGCTGCATCTTTTCTGGCCGAAAAATAAACAATATATCAAAAGCCAGCCCCGGGAGCAGTTCCCTTAAAGGCTGACTTTTCGCTGTCTGTTATGATTTTTTCATGACATTTTCACAAGTCTGGGGTATCCCCTCCCTTTAATTCTGCGAAAATGAACGTTTGAGGGGGCGGCGGTCTGTGCACCCCATCCCCGTAGAGATTCTGACCGCCCCTCCCCGTCTCTAATACTCGTAGACGGGGTAACGATCTTCTGTCATCGTTTTATGGTCATGGCATTTCTTGCAAAGTGGCTGCCAGTTGCTCCTATCCCAGAAGAGTCCAGGATCTCCCCGGTGCGGTACGATATGGTCGACAACCGTCGCCTTGACGTACCTTCCTTCCTGCTGGCACCGAACGCACAGTGGATTCGCACGAAGAAATGCCCGGGACTCCTTCTGCCAACGCGTGCCGTACCCTTTCTCCTGTGTTGTCTTAACGTCCCGGGTGTGCAGCGGAGCATGCTCCTCGCAGTACTTGCTGCCGTAAGGAACGAGCCTTGCGCAGCCCGGGTGCTTGCACGGTGTGTCTGGTCTTCTCGGCATTGCTTTCCTCCAAAATAAAAACCAGCAAGGAAGTCCCTCGCTGGCCGTGTTCTAATCTTTGTCAGCTTAATAATAGCACAGACAATTATGCAAAGCAGTACACTCTTAGTAAACCATCAACGCGTAACGCACCCCGTCACCTGCGGTACCTACTGAGCGGATACATCTCATCGATCATTGCTTCCATTGTTTTGTTCAAGCGGTATCTCGCAATGTCGATCGTATATTCCATTTCGTATTTCTTATCAATGCTCTGATCAATTTCAAACATTATCTGGCACATATTCGGATGCTGTTTCTGGTATTCTTCATCATGCTGGTAATCAATGTATGGATCATGGTATGCTTCCCACGCTTTTTCCATCATCTCTTTCCCATGCTTTTCTGTGAGTTTCTTATCTATCGATTCATATTCTGCAACGCCACGATCGACATTTGAGATGTCGTTAAGAAACTCCTGAAATAAAGACGCTGTGAACAAACGGTTCAGCATTTGTTTATTTGATTCACCGTCCCACTTATCTGTGACCATATCAAGGATCGATTGGATCGAATCCATTGAAAGTCCGGTTGACTCACAAACTGCTGTTTTAATCTGTGTTTCATTCTGGTAGCCTTCTTCCCCGAGAAGATACCCGAGCTCACAGTCGAAAACGCTACACAAATCCAGCAGCTTATCCAACGGAGGGATTGGCTTACCACGTTCGTAATTAGAAATCTGTTTGTTCGTCACAAACAGTTCTGAAGCAAGCTGCGCCTGTGTCATTCCCCTCTTCTCTCGCTCTTGCTTTATCAACTTACCTATTTGTTCTTCATTGTATTTCACAGCAGCCTCCTTTATTACCTAAAAAGTAATCTTATTTGCTCTTGCATCTATTTACAGTTCCTCTTGTTTAGATTATAATATGAACCGTAAAGTAAGTCAACCGCGAACCAAATGAATTTATATTAGACTCCAACGAGAGGAGGTGAAGACAGAATGAAGCAGAATCAGCCGCAGAGAGCTGGTACACAGAGTAACCAGTACGATGCACTCATCGAGCTGTTCAAATCAGCAGAGCGCATCATCATCGAAATCATTAACAAGAAAATCAGGTAACACAATTGACTCCTTTCAAACGGACTGGCCGGGTACATGCTACGAAAGCATATACTCGACCAGTTCTTTTTCTCTCTGGCAATACATCTCCTCCAGCTCCCGAATCGCTTTCCTTCTGTACTTTGCGATCATCGTCCGGGACACGTGGTAGATGCTACAAAGGGAATCCCAAGTGTAACGATAGATAATCATGTCAGTCATAACATCGGAAAGCTCATCCGGCAGAGACTTTAATGCCGACTCGAAGAAGCGAACTTCCTCAGCCAGATCGTAGTATTCTTTCTCGAGATGCTCATACCACTCGGCATTGATCCTTTCCATCTTGTCTTTGTACGTTGCGGCGATCCTTGCAGTCTTATCGCTAACGCCGCTGGTCTGGACACGCTCACCTTCCGGATGGGAGAAATACATGACATCGATCATGTCTTCGTCAGTGATTCCTTTGAAGTCAGCAATCTGCCGTTTCAGGCATTCCAGATCACGTTTCTTCTTCGGATACTCTCTGATCAACGTCTCAATTCTTTCACTCATGCTCTCCCTCCGATCTGCGCCCGGACTGCATCAATCAGCGCTGACTGCCCGGCGTCTTTTCTCTCCAGTGCCTTTAAGACATCTGCATCAATTGTTCCCTTCGTTACGATGTGATGAATGACAACGGTCTCCTTCTGGCCTTGCCGCCAGAGACGTGCGTTCAACTGCTGATAAAGCTCCAGCGACCACGTCAAGCCAAACCAGACGATTGTGCAGCCACCTTCCTGTAGGTTCAGGCCGTGGGACGCAGCAGCAGGATGAATCAGGCCGATCGTGATCTTGCCAGCATTCCAGTCCGCAATGTCAGCAGGCTTATCAATAACTCTCGCCTCTTTGAAACGATCCTGAAGCCGAGCAAGATCATGTTTGTACCAGTACGCGACCAGGAGTGGCTTCCCGTTTGCAGCTTCTACAAGATCTTCAAGAGCATCGAGCTTCTTTGAATGTATCGGCATCATTGACTTATCCTCCGTGTAAACTGCGCCATTCGCCATCTGCAGGAGCTTGCCAGACAGGGCAGCTGCGTTTACTGCATCAAGGTCTGTATCCTTTATCGAGATGACCATGTCCTTTTTGAAAGCGTCATATATCTTCTGCTCCTTGCTGCTCATGGCCACCTCGACCACGTTATCGATGCGCTCCGGCATCTGGATATGATCTGCAGCTTTCATGGAAATACAGATATCGGAGATCTGTCTATAAATCGCATCCTCAGCTCCTTCCCTCGGCTTGTAGCTATAAATGATCTCACGGTTCCGCTTATCCGGCACGAAGTACCGATTCCTGTACCCGGTGATAAACCGTCCAAGCCGCTGCCCCATATCCATCAAATACATCTCTGTCCAAAGATCCATGAGTGAGTTCGGAGCAGGCGTCCCGGTCAAGCCGACGATCCTTCTAACGAGAGGACGGACTTTCTTCATGGCTTTGAACCGCTGCGCCCGGTTCGACTTGAAGCTGCTAAGCTCATCGAGCACGACCATATCGAAGTCCCATTTGTGATTCTCGACGAGCCAGCACAAGTTCTCCCTGTTTGTGATATATAGGAACGCCTTCTTCTCAAGTGCCTGCTCTCGTTTTTCCTTACTTCCAAGAACCAGTGAATACGTTAGGCCGGGCAGGTGCTCCCACTTTTTAAGCTCTCTTGGCCACGTGTCCTCCGCCACTCTCTTAGGTGCTACGATCAGTACCCTCGACACGTCGAACCTGTCAAGGCACAGGTGCCATAGTGCTGTAAGGGTGATGACCGTTTTCCCTAAACCCATATCGAGCATCAGGCAGGTGGCCGGATGCGACAGTATATAATCCGTCGCGTATTTCTGATAATCATGTGGCTTGTATATCATCAAGGATTCCTCCGATCTGTTCGATTCCATCGAGCACATAGACCTTAAAGCCAAGTGCCTCGATCTGCTCTTTCCTTCTCTGCTGTAGTGGCCGGAGCTTCTCGCCCGGAGCCTTTACTTCTACAAAAGCAGCCTTGCCTCCGGGAGAGAGGATCAGACGATCTGGTACTCCGGAAAGACCCGGCGATACAAATTTGACCGCCCACATCCCATGTTTATTTGCCTCCGTCCGGAGACGGTTTTCTATATAACTTTCTCGCATAACTCCCCATTTGTTTCCTTGCTCTGTTTCCTATGTGGTTCAAACTATATGCGTATATACGCGTGTTTACGTGCGTGTGTATCCCTTTTTATCTCTTAACTGAATACTCTATTAGGATTTCAAGGAAACATGGGAAACAAAGTCGGCTACCGCCTTGCAATTACTGCATTTTCACGTGTTTCTCATACCTGTTTCCTATACCTCCTTAGGAAACGTCGGGAAACAACCTAACGTGTTTCCTTTGTTTCCTGACTTTTTCTCACGAAGGCCTTCTGGACTCCGTAAGGGGGTATCCTGGTCTTTCCCGATGCGCTGCCTTCATACTTTTTCCACCCCGGTATCTTGTGCAGAATGGACTCAAGCTCGTAAGAATCAGTGCGCTTCAGGTTCTGGCGTTCTTTGCCAAAACACTCGCACCAGATTTCCATGATGCAAACTCTCTCCCTGCGTACCGTACCTCTCGCTGTCATGCCATCAAACTCTGATCCTGCAAGGTAGCTTCTTCTCTGGTACAGATCCATATCGTTCCAATTCTCCGGAAGAAGCGTATCAAGATACTCTTCCACGATGCCTTCACGGTCATCAGATTCCATTGCATCCTGCTGCATGGTGTAAGCGTCGATAGCGACCTGCCCGGTCAGGAACAGTTCCTCGCCTTCCTTGTAGCGGTAAATTGCCTCTGCCCAGACCTGATCCACGTCAGTCAGCTCCCACGGGTGATGCTTTCCATTACCACTGACATGGACTGGCCAGAAACGCCTGTTGCCTGTGATGTCACGAAGGAATCCGCCCTCCGCATTGGTGCTTCCGACGATAATGCAGGATCTTGGATGGCTCTCAACGACAACGCCATAGCTCTGGCGATACTTATCGTCTGTCCGGGTAACAAAGGATTTGACTGTCTCCACGTCGACTTTTCGGATTCCGGCCAGCTCTCCAAGCTCCAGTATCCAGTAGCCCTGCAATTTCTCGGCAGCCGTTTTGTCTCGCATATCTGAGATGGAAAGACTATCCGAGTACCACTTGCCACCAAGCCTCTGAAAGAGCGTACTCTTTCCTATGCCCTGCTTGCCGTTCAAGATCAGTATGGAGTCGAATTTGATGCCCGGCTCATACACCCTTGCAACCGCTGCCGTGAACGTCTTACGTGTAACTGCCCGGACGTATGGCGTGTCATCAGCACCAAGGTAATCTACCAGGAGCCGATCAAGCCTCTCGGCACCGTCCCACTGAAGCGAATCGAAGTATTCCTTGATCGGATGATAGACCCTTTCTGCAGACACCACGGCGAGAAGGCCATCTTTAAACTTTGTCGGTGACCATATGCCGTAGACACGTTCAAAGTAGAGTTTCGCATTGGCTACGTCGGCATCTGCCCAGCCGGGATGCACCTGCTTCCACGGGAGGTCTCCAATCACGTCTAAGTTCGATTTGAATTCGTTATATACGATCGGTCTGAGGTTGGGATCGAATCGGACGATCAAAGCGATGTTTGTAAGAGTATCTTTCACCTTGCCGTTTCGGTCGAGCTCGAGCTGCGTCTGCCAGTCATCGGACTCATCGGTAAACTCTCCTTCTGCCCGTTCCATTCTTTCCTTGGCAAGCTGCACCTTTACCTGATCGTCTTTTGATGCAAACTCCTGCATGGCCTTAAAGGATGGCAGCTTAGTCGCCTCTGCATCCGGATCTGAGCGATCGTCCTTACTTCCGAACTTATGGATGCGGACAACATCAAAAGCGTTCATGAGCTTTCCGCAGGCCGGATCTGTGGCATGATGGCTGTAGCAGAAGCGATCTTCATAAATCACAACACCTGCCTGTGAATCAGCAGGGATATAGTCATACCGTCCCGGCATCTCGCTTCTCTGGTATATGTCCGGCAGGAACTTCTCAATAGCATCCCGTACCGAGTATGTCCTGCAAAATGCTCCGACAATGCCCGGCTTGGAAAGTGGATCTGCCTGCTTTTTGATTTCCCGGCTTACAACACTCTCCTGCCTTTTTGATACAGGCCACTCGGAGCTATCCTTCCAGTCCTTATACCTTGCCAGCACCGCGTCCGGATCAAGCAGGTCTCCATCAATCTCACGGAAGACAAACTCCCCATCTGCCGACGTCGATGGCCAGTACATGAGGCGGCTTGGCTCGTAAGTAGTATCGTCAAAAAGCTCGATACCAATATCCTCCGCTACCTTTCTTGCAACTGCACTATACTCATCCGGCGATACATCCCGAGAAAGTGGAATGATCAGTCTGAGCCTCGGTTTCTCCGGCGTGTGCTTATGAGTGCTATAGATAAAACAGCGGAAAGAAAAGAACATCTCGATCTGGTCAGGAGTCCCTTCCTCAGCGTAGTCCATATCAAGGGAAAGCCCCGACCGTGATATGACGTTTGACTTCTTGCGCCTGCCGCCTTTCAGCTCACCGAGCACGAAGCCTCCCACATCCTTGATATCGTCCTGCTTGGCCTTGGGCAACTTTTTATACTGCTCCACAGTCTCCGCTGTCCGGACGGTTTTGCTGATACGATCCCGGAATGCCTCTAACGTGACGTCCTCCAGATTCCAGTGTTTCTCCATACGGGAATTGCCTGTACTAATCTTCATTCGCCTACCTCCAGTCCTGTGATCGTAAGTAATAACTCCATATTCTTCTTGGTGCGTCTATACATCGTTCGGCTTTTTCTCAGCCCTTCTGCAGCTTCCCGGAGCTCCTTGCGTTTTACCTCTGTCGCTACGATCTGGCCATAAAAGCCCATCATGCTTTCAAATTCGCATAGCCGCTTAGAAAGATAGCTATATACCGCCATCTGATCTTCCGGCGGCGAGTAGTCTCGCATGAGCTGGAGCACCAGCTTCGCTCTTTCCTGTGTGGCCGGGAAGAATCGGTCTATCACCAGATTCATCTCCCCGGTCGGATATTTTATTTGTATGATTCCATCTTTTATCATGGTCTCCTCCGTCAGTCCTTTTTATAAAAAGCGCATTCGTACCCATCGGCGTTTAACGGAAGCCCGGCTGCCCAAGAAGGAACCTCGGACATGATCCGGCATACTTCCTCTACGGAAGACTCGCCTTCTGGCACCTCACAAACGGCCTCATCATGCACATGCATGACAATCTCGTAACCTGTCGCCCGGAGCCGAAGCATGGCTTGTGCAAGAAGGTCTCTTGCTGTCGCCTGTACGATGTTTTCCGTCAGCTTTGCGCCGTAAGTCTCAATACGCATCCATTTCTTACTCTCGCCTACACCCTCATAAGTGATGGCTGCACGTCCGAACCTGTTAGTCTCCAGTCTCGGCTTCACGTAGGACAGTCTCCTACCTGATGGAAGGGTAATGAATAACATCCCTGCCCTATATGAGAACGTCATATTCTCACAGGTTACCGTGGTCTTATCCTTTACCGCCTTCATTGAAGCCGCGTCTACGTCCCACCAGAATTTTGTGATATGCGGATTCGCTGCTCTCCATTGTGACACGAGTTCCGGAAGCTCCTCTTCCGGTATGCCCATATCGATCGCACCCATTGCAGTTAGAGCTCCTGTCGAGCCGCCGTAGCCAAGCGCAAGTTCGCTGATTTTGCCCTTTTGCCGCAGGTGGCCGTTCTCTCCATGCTTTACAACCGGGACTCCGAACATCTTTGATGCGCTGGCGCAATAGATATCTCCGCCTTCCTTAAATGTCTCAAGTCGCCAGTTCTCTCCCGAAAGCCATGCCAGCACCCGGGCTTCGATTGCAGAAAAGTCTGCGACGATAAACCTGCATCCCGGCTTTGGAATGAAGGCTGTCCGGATGAGTTCTGACAATACTCCCGGCACAGAGTCGAACAGAAGATCAAGTGTCTCATAGTCTCCAGCTTTCACAAGATCACGTGCAAGTGACAGATCCTCCAGATGGTTTTGTGGTAAGTTCTGAACCTGCACGAGCCTACCTGCCCATCGTCCTGTTCGGTTTGCTCCGTAAAACTGCAGCAGGCCATGCACCCGGCCATCGGAGCAGACAGATCGTTTGATTGCCTCGTACTTCTTGACCGACGTCTTTGCCATCAGGAGCCGGAGCTTTAACATCTCCAGTACCTCACCGTCTGTTTCTTTGATAAGACCTGCTACTGCCTTCTTTGAGAGACTGTCTACCTGTACACCTCTATCTGCCAGCCAGTCTTTGATCTGCGCTGGAGAATTCGGATTCTCAAGGCCAGACAGTTCATATGCCCGTTTAGTCACCTGATCCCGATACTCCGTATCACAGGTTACTGCATGATCCACAAGCGTCTGATCTACCAGGATGCCTCTGTCGTTGATTTCCTGATCCATCTGGTACAGAAGCTGCTCTCCCTCCGGAATCGGATAATTCCGCAGCTTATATCTGATCTCACGCTCTGCTTCCACGTCACGGATGCAGTACGACTTGAACAGCTCCCATTTCTCCGGCGCATCCTCCGGCAGGTTCCGAGTTCTGCCGCCGTTCGCCTTGGTGGGCTTACACGGCATGGAGAAATACCGGACGAGGTCTTTTCCCTCTTTCAGCTTCTTCTGCTGGATGTCCAACACCTCACCGACACCATCAAGTGATGCCGGGAGTGCGAGCATGGCGGACTGAACAGCCGTACACTGCCAGCCGGAAGGTGCAAGCGTGAGGTTATAGTGTCTGGCGATACAGGTTCGCTCAAATGCCGCATTAAAGGCGGTCTTTACGATACTGTCATCGGTCAGTGCCTCCATCACCCTATCCGGCAGGCTCTCACCCTGTACAACGTCGACGATACTCACGTCCTCATCATCGAAGGCATAAGCAAATAGTAGAATCTCGAAGGCCGGGCTGTCGGTGTAGGCATAGACTCCGCACTTTTGCAGATCCACATCGCTATAGGTTTCTATGTCAATTCCAAGCTGCATACCTTCCTCCCTTCGAAAAAGGACGAGAGGCGCATTGCCCCTCGCCCACAGTTCTGTTACTTATGACAGGAAATCCTCATCCTCTTCGGTTTCAAAATCCTCTGCCGCTGTGCTACGTCCGCCGAGGCTCTCACCGTCTTTGAGTTTCTGGATGTTACCAAGGCCTGCCGCAATGCCACGATTGCCGTTACTGTTGTAACCGTAGAAGGTCACACTGATCTTTCCGTAGCAGCCGCTATATACTTCGCTCTGATCGAGAATCGGCTGCACATGTGCGTCGACAACCTGCGGAGCCTGACGGGAATTGGCATTGAAGAATACCGCATCCTTATATGCCTCATCGTCCGGTCTGTCGATGTCGCCATCGCGGAGAGGCAGCTTCAGGTTTGCAGGAACTTTGCCGCCCCACTTGGAGACGGACTCCTTCTTGGCCTGCTCGATCGCCGCGTTGATCGCAGCAATGGTCTTCTTGTCCGACTTCGGGATAATGGCCGACACACTATATTTCGGTTCACTGCCATTTACCGAGTTCGGCTCCCAACAATTCAGGTAGCTAAATCTGCAGGGAACAATAACCTTCGTGTTTACATTCTTACTCATAATCTTTTACCTCCGTAAAATCTGCTTCTGCAGTATCTCTTGTAATTGCTTTTCGTTTATCTGATTCTGGAACCAGGGTGATCTTGCCTGCTGGCTTGTACACGTACTTTCCGAGTACCTCTGCAAACTGCGCCTTTCCCATCAGGCGTTCCATGTCCGTGATCCCGATCAGTGACTGCTTATATATGTCGGTGTAGCCAGCGGCCTTTGCTGCCGCCTCTACATCTTCCTCGCTGGTATACTTACGGTTCGACCGTCCCTCTACCAACTTGTATCCCGGCCACTCCTTGCCGTGCACTATGGCCTGATCCTGTGCGTAGGCATAGATGTCGTCCGCCCACTTGGAAAGAGCATCGGCCTTGGTCAGCACTTCCGCGATCTCATCGTCAGAGAGCAGGGCTGGCTGTCTGAATTCCATCTGTGCCATTTTCAGAAACTCCTCTGCCCTTGCGCGGCATTGGAACCTTGCCTTGCAGAATCTGCACCAGCTTCCGGCATGAAAGTCGCCTGCTCCGATCAGTGCCATTGCACCTCTCGGCCTTAATACTTCATCGCCCCATTTACGCAGATCCTCTGCCGTGATATCCCACGTGCTGTAGTTGCTGATCCTCGGCTGGAAGATGATCAGCCTGACGGTTTCGATGTCATATAACATGTCTGCCATCGTGAGGACGCCAAGCCCGTATGCTTTGAGCTGGTCATTATCCTCGGCTGACACCTCAACACCCCTTCCGAGCTTTAAATCGATGATTTGAGCGACTTTTTCGGTGATGATGGCCATGTCAGCGGTTCCGAAGCATTCGTCGATATAATCGCTAATATCGACCTTCTGCTCTACTGCGAAAACAGGACTCTTGCATTCCTGCCTTGCCGCTTCGATCTCACTGATGACGAATGTCACATATTCGTTTACAGCATCGACCAGGTCATCCGTGTAATATTCCGATGTCGGCCTGCGCGTCTGGAGCTTTAGGTGCTTTTTGATTAGGTGTTCCGCGAGAGCATGCCCAGCAGATCCCTCTGCCGCGTACATGCTTTCTTCGTCATCAAACTGCTCCGATAGCACCAGCGACGGTGTGCAGTTCAGCACCCTGTGGAGTGCTGACGGGGAGCACCTTGCATGAGCACCCATTACAGTGCCTCCGCGTCTTTCATCAAGGCCGGGTAGTCCTTCGGATCGACTCCGGACAGACGCCCGGAATCATACTTCAGGAGGAGGTCTTTGACTTCTTTTCTTTTCCCGTCCTGACTCTTTGCTGCAAGGACTGCGCGAATGTCCTCAATAGAGATTTCACTCTCCACGGAATCTGTCGTACCTGCTTCCGCGCCTTCCTCATTCTCAACGCCAGCCAGTTCACGGTAGCCTTCAGCCAGCATGTCGTATGCTTCTGCGATTTTTCTGTATGTGTTCTGCATGATTCTTCCCTCCTACCACCTGCTCCGAAAAAAGCGGAGTCCTTTGATTACTGTGCGGTAACGATCGTCAAGCCTGTCATCCAAGATCAGAGTGTCGGTGTCGATACGGCTCAGGTTCTCGTCATAGAGTTTGACAGGTATCCCGATCTTCTTTGCCTCTTCGATCTCATATTCCATCCCGGCAGTGATGTTAGTGCCGACGATCCACATCTCGTCACAATCCTTCATGAGCTGGACGCCCATCTTGATTCCCTGAATGCGTTCGTACTGGCTGTCTTCTTTCAGAAACTGTGGGAAATACAGATGTGGAACGATCGGTATATCACCTCTATGGATGACGAGGCTGGCGGCGAATCTTGCGCCTTTAATATTGCTTTCCACATCATCGCCCCGATACGGGCTACAGATAAAAACTTTATCCATGATTTAATTCCTTTCTTTACATTCGGCTCTCATGGCCGTGGGTTGTTACTTTTTATTGCAATCAAGAGCGTAGTTCGAATGCTCCCGGACGAGTTGTTCAAGAACGATGCGTTCTTCCTCCGATGCCCTACTCATCAGATTCAGAAGCACTTCGGTCTGTTTCCGGGACAGAGTGTTCTTGTAGGGGTGAAAACTCTTGTCCAGACGAACACCGCCGCCGTTGCCTCGAACCGTCTCCAGAGGATACTGAGTCGTCAGGATTTCTATATCCGTCCTGAGTGTCCGTGTCGTTACACCAAGCTCTCGGGCAAGATTCGTCATATTCTCTTGTCTCCGAGCGACCATGATTTTCATGATCTCTTCCCGGCGTTCCGTTGCGGTCACGACTCAGTTCACCTCCTTTCTCTTGATCGTGTCTGTATGATAAAAGTCAAATAGGAAGGGTAATTTCCGCTTTGACAAAGTTTTGCGAAAAAGTTTTCAAGCCTTCATTCTTATATAAGGCCGAAGCTCATTTGTCGGTTTCTATGGCATACAACTCACTGAAAACTTCTGGATAACTACTTGGCTGAAGATCATAAATGCTCTCCACCTCGAATCTCTGCAACACAGATTCAACAATTGCTCTTCCATTTTCACGAGAACAAATAGTGTCAATGCAGTTTTCAATATTGATGAGCCAATCATTATTAGTCATTTATTCTGTCCTCCTGCTATCTTTTTCTATGTAAAAGCGTACTGTAGAATCATAAATAAGTGAATATAACAAAAAACCCCTTACTATTGATGCTTTAGTAAGGAGTTTTTTGGTTGATATATGTTATTTTAGGTTTTATAATTAGGTTATGACTTACGCTTTCCCTTACGGAATATCATGATTTTATCAATGATGGAGAAGGAGCATTAATTATGCCGAACTACAGTGTTGGTTTTTTTGAAAACAATATCTTCCAGTATCAGGGGAATGCCTGTGAGTGTGTTGTGGACACCATTCATACCGATCCTACTTTGAGCCCGAAAAGAATTGTAAAAATCCGTAGCAATACTGCATTGCAATGTGAATTTGCATATGCGGCAAGCAGCGGTCTTGTTAAGATTCATCGAGGAGAAGGAATTGTTAATAATAATGTTCTTGGTTCCCTGCTATCAACTCGTGATGATGATCTTGATAGCATCCTGTCATTTTACTCTACAAATGGTTTCCTTTTCCCGGTAAGCAATGATGCGTATGAATCAATTGATGCTGATGTTGTTATGGAAATGTCTAATCATATAAAAGCGACTGTGCGATTAATGAGTGCTCTATCAGAGGCTAAGCAATTGGACTACGAAAGCATTCTTCATTTAATGCTTTATCTACTGCTATCCGACCCAGTCTCATGTTCATTCAGTGATGGTCGAATATATAAGGGATGTACTCATAAAATCACAGAAACGTTTGAAAAGGCTTCGATCCTCCCAAACAACCTATCTCAATATTCCTCACCAGATGGATACACCTACAACATTCCCGACCTAATCACACCGCCGACATATGCTTTAGATGTTTCAGAGTATAACGAAATTGTAAGTGGTTATTGTCGATCTATCCCCGGCGCAAATGATTCTCTTTTCAAAAACATCGTACGTCTGTATTGCAATTATCATAATACTGACCACACCACCAGACTCGCACTTGACTTCTTATTTCACTTTGAACGTGAGGTGGGTGTAATCAAAAGCGTCACCTATGGAAATGGCATTGAATACTACGGTACTCCAAAGTATTCAGGTTTTACTCAGGACATGAAACACGCTCTTATAGACATAGCAAAGAC